CGGAGGCTTTGGCTTCAAGGTCTTTCACCTTGTTGGCCACTTCTTCCAACCCTTTCGCTTTCGACTCAAGGTTGGCGTAGTTGGTAGCGAGTTTGTCGAACTCCGCTTTGGCAACAGTTTCCATGTTTATTGTTAAAGGATTGGTAACATTTTGATTTCCACCTGAATTGGTGGTTTTTGAAACGAACTTGTTGGTGGCCATGGCAATGGCTTTGCAGCGTTCCTGCATGTCCATTTCTTCGCCTGGCATTTCCACTTCATTGGTTTCACTGAACAGATCGAAGATTTCATCGATCAGACCCAGTGCAAGGCACTCCTGAGCATCGAGGAATGTGGTTGCCTGCATCATTGCCTGAATTTCTTCACGGCTGCAGGTGGCACGTTTAGCCAGAATGTCAATGGTGGATTGCTCAGACTTGAGAGTGAAGTCATCAGCTCCATCTTCACCTGCCTGAATCGGATGGATCATGGCAATGGCATGAGATGCCATGTATCGTTTACGACCTGCCTGAGCGATGGTCATTCCCATGCTCATGGCAACACCATCGATATAGGTATCACACGGAACTTCGGAACCGATTATGGCACCGAACATTCCCAGACCTTCCGTCACAAGTCCTCCAATGCAGTTGACCCGAATCTGAACGCATTCGCATTTAGCTCCGTCAGACATCGGATATCTGGACAAGTCATCCAGTTGCCAGCCAAGGTATTTGGCGGCATCCTTTTGAATCTCATCGTATAGGCGGATAGTGGCTTCCATTGCTGCAAAAATGTATTTACAGAAATGGTGATGTTGCGATTGTTACAACTTTATTTACTTTTGAGAAAAAATCAGTGATCCAATTGCAAATGAATAAGTCAGTCGCTCACGCAGTCTTGACCGGCTCATTAGCCCGGGAATTCGAAGGCATCAACCACCGAAAGAATCATGGTGCCAAAGCAGAGTTCGTCCGTCAGGCAATTCGCGAGAAGATTGATCGTGACGTTCCGCGATCAGGCTCCAATCAAAAAAAATGAAGAATCTCATTCTCATCTCAGCACTGGCAATCATGGTATTGACCGGATGCGAAAAGCAGAACCCGCAAAGGGTGTACGTTCCAGATACGACTTCGTCCATGCCTGACCTTGCAAATGATGAAGTTGTAGTTCACGAAGAAAGTCCACGGTATTTGTCCAGAGGACAGGCCGAACCTGATTTTTGGAATCCGGCATACAGGTCCAACAAGATCCTCAATGTTTACGTTGAAGTCTCAAATGATCTGTGTGTGGCATGGGGCAATCAGACAGATGCCAATGTTGCCAAACTGTTTCAGAATGCCAGCGATGTGATGGAACGAATTGCAGGTCCGCGAATCCGGGTTGTCCGGGTTAAGAAGTGGCTTACACCGGATCCATATGCAGGAATCAATTCGTCGGGAACGATTCTCAATCAATGGGCTAATTCCGGACCGAATAGAGTCGACACATTCAGCGTGTTCATCACCGGCCGCAACATTGGAGGAACGGCCTACATCAACCGGGAAAACGTAGTCAGCACAAAGTATGCTGTCTGTGGATTGGCAGGATACGGCACCGGCGATGCATTGAATTTTTCCTTTTCGGTATTCTGCATTGATCACGAACTGTTGCATTCTTTGGGAGTAAGCCATTCCCAGAACTGTTGTGCCTGGAAGGACAAAAATGGAGTTGCATTGGGCCGTCTGGATTCATGCTATTCAGCAGAGGTCACATGTTCACCGGCTCCGGCAATATGCTCCAGCACGACAAAGTCAATGAATGGTGGTCTCAATGGATACTGTCACCTGTATGGCAGGACAGGATACTTCCTGCATCCGGCCGTTCTTCCGGTTTTACATCGGTCGCTGTTCTATTCGAATCTGCCTGCATACACACCGACAATTCCAGTCACACCTTCGGTGGTCATTGCTCCATCTGGATATCAGGTTTCAGGTGGTGCATCTCATTCCGGATTGACAAGCTACCTGTTTGACGGAATCACGAACACCAATGTCAGCCGATACCTGTTGAAGGATTCAATGATTGTGAACGTCATATTCGGTGGTCAGAAACTGGATTCGGTACAATTGTTCACAGGATTCCTGAGTGGTGGAGTCTGGACATCACCGGTGGCAAGAGTTAGCATTTTACGCAATGGAGTCTGGACTACAAACGTGACCAACAATCCAGCTCAAAAAGGATATTCACTTGGCGGAGTCAGTACGACGGCTGTCAGGATCAAGTTCGGACCGGCTGACTTTGCCAGAGTCCGAGAAATAGTATTTTGGGGCAAACCATGATCAAGATCTTAACCTTTCTGTTCGGCCAAAGAATTTTCACGTATTCTGATCTGATGAAATACGATCAGATTGGATACCGAAGTCCTTACATCAGGAGTGAATGGTTTATTGTTTACAGGGCCGATGTTCAAGAGTTTATTCCATCAAAAGGAACATTACATTTTGGATTCGGTCCATTGTTCAACTCTGAAAAAGAATGTCAGGAGGCAATTGATAAGATCGGCAAAAAGAATTTGATGATGGTGTTCAATCCATAAAGACAGTGCTTATGGGGATTAGAAAGTTGAATTGAAGATGAAAAGGGCCGCTCAATGAGTGGCCTTTTTTTGTGCCTATCCCTCCAAACTTTCAACGACTTCCGTTGTGATATCCAGATCAACAGCCGTTTCCTCCGTGTCATTCGTCTGGCTCCATTCCAGTGCCTCAGAGTTGCGGTCTGTGGCCGTACACCTGAAGTCAATCCGATATACACGCGGATAATCAAACCGCTCATCCACACCGGCCGCGACTCTTGTCAGTGGTGTAAATTCTCCAACTTCAGGTTTCCAGGTATGCAACCACCGAACGATCTGATCGATGATCTTGAGATGTTTGATCACGTCATCCTGATCACGGATCTGAATCAGGATGGTGAAGTTGAGTGTCACCAGTTGGCCACCATAACCAGCACCTGAGCTTGCGTAGGAGAGGTCCGGGAAATCCATAAACAACGTGAAGGCTCCGACGGCCTGACGCTTCTGAATGTCCGGAAGTGTGCCGTTGAAGAATTGGACATCCACCTTCTTTCCGGCTTTGGCAGTGATGCGAGCATTGAGTTGCTCAAAAAGTTTTGCAATCAGATACATGATTTTTACCAGTTAGGTTATTTCCGGATTCCGGTTTTGGTTTAGATTTTCAACGCTTTCAGGATCTCACCCGATATTTTCTTTTTCATTTGAGCCGTCAGCTTCCGTGAGTCACCAACAAACTGTCTTTTGGGCATAGTGCCTCCATTCTTCAGCTTACCACCTTCGTTGTGGATTTGAGCATACTTCAGGTCTGAGCCAATAATAACTTCACCTGGACTGGTACGCAGGACACGAACGCTGTTCCGCAACGCTCCGGTCTGAACCAGAGTGGCACGAGTGCGGTCGGCACGGGAAAAGTTCTTAAACAGATACTTCTTTCCTTTCAGTTGTTGACCCTTTTTGCCAAATGTGGTGAATTGCTTCCGTTTTGGAAGCTCCCACATATCCACAGTCTGATCTTCGAATCCACCTTGTCGAAAGGAGTTCCGGAAGTGATTGACCGCGTCATTGCCCAGCTGTTTCGGTAACCGGACTTTGAGTTGTGCCATGGCTTTGATCTTAGCTTTGATGTTGAGCTTTTTCATTCTTCAACTGGCAAGGTTCCTCCAAATCCCAATCTGTGACGGACATAAAATCCCATCTGTTTGATCTCTTCGGCTGTGGCAGTGCCTTTATGCACGGACATGTCAACGATGTCCAATACTTCACTGAATCCATTGAGAAACTGGTTCGTCAGTTCAACACTGGCATTCCCATCCTTCACTTTTTCCCAAAGGGAATTTAACTTTTCTGCATCCATCCGATTTTTTCAAAAGAGGTTTCGAACTGTTTTAAAATAGGCTCAAACGATGACTCACTCCACTGAATATTCTTGATCCAGCTTTGTCGTGACACGATCCTTGAGATTTCATCCATCGCACCTTTGTGGCCTGTTTTCGTTGCCATGAATTGAGCATAAGCCCGGGCAAAGATCTCACGTCGGTCAAGGTAGTAATCTTTGTCATCTTTGGAAATATACAGCTCAGATTTGATGTTCTGAATTTCGGTGGTATTGTTTGCCAGATCAACGATTGTGCTGAATTCTGTGTTGATCAGGTTTGACTGAAATCCATTTCGTGCAAGTCCATTGTAGTCCAGGAAGTGGCCTATTTCATGCCAGAGAGTTCCGGCGGTACAATTTGCACTTTTTGCCAGTTGAATTTTGGTTCCGACCCGTCCCAAAAATGAATATGAGAACATACCCTGAGCATTCATGCTGTTATTTTTGAGAACAGGCAGGTCAGGCAAATTCCCATCACCATGAATTGAATCCATCAATGCAATGGCTTCTTTTGCTTCGTCCAGTTTGTCAAGACGGCCAACTTTCAACGCTTCTGATACAGGCCGTCCACTTGGTTTGAATCCTTTTGTGACTGGCAATTCCGGTTCCGGTATCGGCAGATCAAAATTCTGTTTCGCCCATTCCTTGTCAGAATCAACGATCCCTGCAAAGTATGGGTGTGACTGATCGAACACCATTTTCTTCTTACCTGGATTGAACCGGAAGATCCGCGGCTGATCCTTTGGACCCAGTTCACCGAAGTTCTTCAGACTGGTAATTTCTTCCGCGTCCTTTTCGAGCTTGTCAACATTGCACCTGCAACCCCATCCGTTCAATGGCATGTATCGATCCCAGAATGGATCATCAACCTTCCGAACAATGCCGTCCAGCTTCCGGTGCGAATCTCTGACGTTTGGATCACCCACGGTCTGGTATTTGAGCAGAGGGAAAACATCCTTGTCCTTTTCGATGTCGTTCCATGCAGATGCTGACCGTGCCTGACCTGTTGCGGCCTGATATTCGGCACGCAGGTAGTTGACGTTGTAATCCTTCGCCAACGGCATGGCCACTTTCTTGAATTCGTTCCAGTCACGGACACGACCTTCCGGCGACCTGAGCAATTCATTGTATGCCATCCGCTGTTGATAGGTTTTGGCACCGGAAAAGATGTGGACGTTGTTCTTCAACGCTTCGATCATCTGCCTGTCAGGAGTTCCCCAATCAAATTTCACAGGCTGACCACCGAATCCGGATGCAACACCATCGAAGAGGTATGTGGCAGTCTTGAAATACAGATCCTCCGGTAGCTTTGACCGGAGATACTTTCCATCGAAGAATTCACGCAGCACGTTTTCAAGGTAATCATCATTGAAGATGGTTTCCGGACCCGCCACTTTGTTTGTCGCATCAGAATGGAACGCACACCCGCACGAATCAGGACCGACGCTGTACGCTTCGCCTGTGGCCTTGAATGTGGCCACTGCCAGAGCTAGGTTACGAATAGAATTCGATTGCGGCACTGTTCTTTGCCCCTTTGCCGCCGCCAAGGCTAGGGGCCGGGACTTTCCCGGCGGATCGGTTATGACATCGGGATTCTGCACTTTTCCAGTCACCGGAACTCCGTATTTCTCCATGAAGTATTCAACCGGGATTTCGTACCCGTTCCGAAGGATCATGTCATCCACATCTTTCTGATCCATCAGACTCAGAAGTTCATCCTGATCCCACTCGAATACAGATCCTGCAGGAACCACCTTCAGCTTTGCCAGACGAGGGATGAGCTGCGTGTTGACCACGTGCTTAATCCATCGCATGTCTTTGGCCACAATCTTATTCCCGGTCCGTTCGTGAACTTCACCTTGGCTGCGTGATGATCCGTCGTCGGTGGTCATGGTCTGACCCACAACCAGCTTCGAAAGCTCAGAGTTTCGAGCCTTGATGTGCTCAGTGAACACCTGATACGATTGAGAGTTGCCACCGGAATGCAGTTCGAAGTCATCCTCCTTATCCAGAACCAGAACACCGGCCGGACCCATTGCATACAGGTCATTGGCCATTTGATCTTTATCCGAATTGCCGGACTGATCCAGCTTGGCCACACGGATGGGAACTCCAAACACCATTGCATATTCATCCCATGAGGTGAACACGAATTTTTTGGAGAGAACATGAAAACCGGCTTTTGCCAACCATCCCAGATGATTCTGTTCGCCAATCAGGATGTACCAATCCGAATACGGTGGTTCGTCCAGATTGATGTCGGAAACAACGTATGGATTCCGGAGATATTGATGGTTCACCGGATCAACCAGGTGACGTTCCATTAGTTTCAGGTCTGATACCTGACCATTGGCAATGTCTCCAATTCCAACCAGCGAAAATCCGAAGGCATCGGACTCCCATGCGTACTCGAGGAACTTGTAGAACCAGTGCTGGTTGATGACTTCGGTGTAATCCTTGTCACCAACCTTCAGGCTGAATTTCCGGCTTAGAATGGCTGATTTGCGCTGATCCATGAGAGCCGTCAGGTGCGAATCCATGATCAGATCGTTGTACGTCCGGATCAGTTCAATTCGTTTCGGAACATATCCGTTCTCCGCCTGCTTAATGGCTTCGATGAGTTTGGCGATATCCTGACGCTGACGAACCAACTGACGGTTGAACCATGCAGTCATCGCCTGAAGATCTGGACCCTGCGTTTTGGATGCCACTGGCTGTCCGATTGGCATTTTCGGAGTCTCGCCCAAAAAGTTGGTTGCCTGATATGACTTCCAGAGTGGTTGTGGATTGCTAATGCTGGACATCGTTACCAGTTGTTTAGAGGTTTAAGATTGGAACGCATGGCAGCGCGGTTGGTGGCTCTTGCAGCGGTTTCGAGCAATGGCAATCCAAGGTCCAGTTTCCCGGCTGCAATGGCTTTGAGTCTGGAAATGGCATCGTTGTACCGCTTTACCCGAATGTCCGGAAGTTGACCGGCACGTGACATCAGGTGGTAGAGAACAATGTCGGTCATCAGCGTGACGAAGAATGGATTCCGTGAATCATCCACCTTCCAGTCCTCATCGTGATCCGCTGGTGCGACGTTTGTGTTGTCGGTCAGTGCCTCATAGATGGTGTTCGGCTGTCCTACCTCGTCCCAGAACAACGGGCATTCCTTCGGACCCTGATCTGCCAGAACATCACGGTTGGCACGATAAACGAAAACCAAAGTTGAAACGGTATCGCCTTTTTCGTAGGATGATTCTGGATCGTACTCAGTAGCGGTGACCTCAACACGTTGGCCGATGATGAAAGGATTTTGAGCATTCCAGGTGTAGATCGGCCGGAAGTAATCAGCGATGTCGTATCGGCTATTGAGGTACATTTTGATTTCCTCGAGCGCGACGGTTTCCGCGTCAGCGAGAACCAGAGGATCAGAATCAACGATTGTGAGCATCTCATGTTGCTCAATGATTCGTCTGTAATCCTGCCTTGCGATGTAGTGGTATTCAGCCATGATGTCGCAAAATAGACAGGAATTTGTTTAGGGTGTATCAATTGAAACAAAAAAGCCCGGCAGTGATACCGGGCTTTTGCCAATCTACTTGTTCAGTGGGCTCTAAGGGGCAATTCCTAACATGGGTTTTAAAGTTGGTCCGCAACTTGTGGAAGGGCAGTATTGCCAAACGCCTCCCTGTCATAATCATCCTTCGATCGGGGCCCGGTTGATATGTGGAAACTTCTGGAATCGAACCAGACCACACGGATTTTCAGTCCGCCGCTCTACCTACTGAGCTAAATTTCCAAGTGCTGGACCATTGATTACCCTCGCATTCCCAGCAGTTGCGAGCTGTTGCGCTGACAGGACTCGAACCTGTGGCCTCCGGATTATGAGCCCGGCGGGATACCGACTTCCCCACAGCACACGGCAAATGTAGCGATTGTTTCAAATCTGCAAAAATTGTTTCATCCGGATCAATCAATACCTCATTCCCGGATACACTTTGTCGGCTTTGGTCACCGCTTTCTTTTCCGGGCCGTTCCGGTATTCAGCGAATTCCTTGGCGAACGTGTTGCAGAGGAAGTAATCATCAGCATCCGAACAGTGGCCGTACTTCTCATAGCTCACCTTCGTGTCAGGATCCTGAACCTTTTCCTTCAGCTTGGTCCCGTCACTGGCTTCCTTCAGGTACGTGTAGTCGTTGATTCCGTTGGTGCATGATTCGTCGAAGTAAATTTCAATCCCCTGGAACGGATCCTGTGATGGATCGTTCGTGCGTTCGTGAATCGTGTTGATCCAGTTTAATCGCATTGCCACCGGCGGAGCTTTGGAATCCAGTTTCAGAACCGGGTGAAAGTCGCGGCCTCCTGATGGTCCCAGTTCCTTCATGATGATGGTGAAATCATTCTGACCCTTTTCCATCTTGGTATCCTGCGATTTCCCGGCAGGATCACCACCGATGAACAGGCCTGATGAGTGGCCTTTGGCCTGCAACCAGTTTCTGAGCAGCTTGGCGGTCTTTGGTGTGCTGTTGTCCGGGTTCTTTGGGCACAGTTCGCCAATGTTGTAGCACCGGCGGAGCCCGTGCGGGAATCGCGGATCATCGGTGGTCTCAATCTGCCAGATGCGACAGGTCATGAATGGGTTGACGTTGAAGTCGAACCATGCAAAGATCGGAAGGTCCGGATTGTACCTGAGCTTGCCGACCTGCCTCTGACGGGAATAGAATTTGTAAGCCTCGCCGCCTGCTTTGGAGAATGGGTTTCCATAGATCAGCATGTCCTGAAGTCCCGGGTGAAGGTTGGACATCTGGTTGCTGATGTAATCCGGTGGCAGGTTCTTTTTGTTGTGGTAGGTGGAGGAAATGGTCACAAACTTATTGCCGACGGCCTTCCGGAAGTAAGTTGTCTCTGAATGGATCTGAGCGTTGATCTCGTCAACAAACAGGTCAAGACTGAACCATTCGTTGATCCACGGCACCTTCGCCGGTGAAGTGAAGATGTAGAGCGGATTGAACGGCATTGCCTTTCCACGGAGTCGGCCGGTGATCACTTCCTTCACTGCCTGTTCTTTGGTGTCTTTTGTCTCATCCAGAATCGCCCAATCAATTTCGATGCCGTCGAGTGCTTTGTAGTTCTCCAGGGATCCGACGTAAATGACGGCACCCCATGAGAAACTGATGATGTTGTTGTAATCCTTGAAGGCATGGTGGCCGACGTTCCAGTGACTCGGTGGTATCCGGCCGATGGTGAAGTGGCCTTCTTTCGTGACATCGTTGTATTCCTTGCACTGGAACTCATCACGCCATACCTGGATGACACGGTTGAGAGTGGACCGGTTTAGCTGACTGTGAGTGTTGGCTGCAATCAGTCCGGTTGACATCTGGTATTCAGAGATCAGGGAATAGCTGACAATTCCGGCACAGTGCGTCTTTCCACCTCCCTGACCTGCCATGAACAGGTTCACAGGATAGGAGCTGAAGATGATGTCCTTCTGAGGTTCTGAGCAGGAGTCGACAGGGTTGTATGCAGATGCGATTGTCATTGATTTGGCGTGATGTCAATGGTCGGATTCTCTTTTCGTGCGTCTCGCTGGATGTTGATGATCACCGGTGGCTGTATGTTGATCACCGATGCCGGTTGTTGCAGGTTGTCCTTCTCAAACCATCCCAGGTGTTTGGCAATTGCTTCCAAAGCCGTTGTCTTGGAGTAAAGTTTGATCTTCACATTCACCGTCACTTCGCCTGTCTTTGGATTAGTGGTGGTTGAGGTCTGAACAGATTCGATTGCAGCGGACAGATGCTTTGGCAGTGTCTTGAGCTGGTTGAGTGCGATTGTCCCATCCTCTTTCAGGTAGTTGGTGATGTTCGAATAGGCGATGGATTTGTATTCCCTCACTAAGCGGTCAGAGGTCAGATCGTTCCGTTTGGCTACTTGCTTGCTCAGTTTGGCCACCTCAGACTTTACACTGACTTTGGCTAACAGCCTTGTCGCCTGTTCATTGGCTGTTTTCGGACTGTATCCGGCACGAATTGCGGCCTGTGTTGCGTTACGGTCTTTTACGAATTCCTCCGCAAACAAAGCCTGTCTTTTAGTGAGTCTGGCTTCCATATCGAGTTGATTTAAGGTAGGTATTGATCAAATCCTGAAAGTCCTCAAAGGTAGAAATTAGACCGCAAAGATATCCTTGCTCAGTCAGGAGCTTCATAACTTCCACCTGATCATCTGAGACCTTACCACCGACGGCTTTCATCTCGATGTATAATCCGTGATGTCCGGGCCACTCTTGTGGTATTGCCAGGAATAGGTCAGGAATTCCTTTTGTGAGTCCCAGACCGACATCAGTTGTTGCGGACATCATGGTCTTACGTCCTGAGTTGTGATTCATGTAGAGCAGCTTCCGGATCGACCGGAAAGTGTTCTTGAACCACATGACGCACTTTTGCTGAAGTGCGGATTCGGAAAGAACTGGAACCGATTTGGTCGTGTCCAGCTTTGTATTTTTGTGTCCACCTTTGTGTCCACCTTTGATTTCGTTGTAAGTCATTGTATTGAAGTTAGTTATATCACTTTTAAAATTTGCGTCCACCTTTTTTCCCTATTCTGCTCATTTTTGTGTGTTATTGTACTTTTCGCAGAAACTGATATATATCATATATAAAAAGTACAATCCAGTATGGTTTTAAGAGCAATTGCGAAAAAAGGTGGACACGTGGACTAAAAAGGAAGGTCATCGTCTGGTTCTGAGGGTGTTACACTACTTTGCGAATGCTGGACATCTTGGACACCAATGCTGGACACAGATTGGAATGAGAACACCCATTTTCGTTCTCTGCCACCAAGATTTCCGACCCGCTCTTCTGATATGGTGATGCCCGAATACCGTGCATAGGAATCCAACCACTTCTTCCACTTCTTTTCGGAAAGGTCTTTTTCGGACCACCCGATGAATGAAATCCATTCCTGGTACATTTCCTTTTTCCCGACAGAGACCTCGTTTGGCTGGTACTTTCGCAGCTCCGCAAAGTATGAATCCATCCAGTTCGGGAATTCCGGTGCCGTGACCTGAATGAGCATCCTGAGAGCCCGATTCTGTGCCACTGGTTGGAGTAGGCCTTCCTTCATGTAGAGTCGGCAACAGTCAATCATGAACGAATCGAATTCAGCCCATTCCTGTGCGGCCCAGTCCTCAAAAAACTTTTTCCCGAACTCATCCTTCGGCTGATGTGACGCGTTGAAATACGGCGACAATTCGTAGTCCGCTCTGCGACGTTCATTGGATTGTCCGGCACCCTGGACAACATAGTTTGTCATCAGCAGGACTTTGGGAGAATCGGCATAATCGGTCATGATCTCATCGCGGCCCTTGCGTTCAACTGTGATGCCTTCCGTGAGCATGACATAACATTTTCCGAAATCAAACCATGCCTCAACATCATCGAATGCAATGACGGAATGCCATGGCCGATATCGCTGGAACAGGAATGATTTGTCCCACTTGAAGGAACGACCATCAATCCACATGGTTCCGCGGACTTTCTTGAGCATCTGTCCGATCATGGATTTTCCGGTTCCACCATTTGGTTCGGTCGAGACCTGTTCGTCCATCAGGATGACAGCCTTGTTAATCGATCGGTCCTTGTGCCGGTGCATCAGGTAACCAATGGCAGATTTGAGAGCCTTGAACCGGAGCGGATCTTTGGAGGAAA